CTGCTATTAGCCTATTATGCACTACCATATTGATTATAGCATTGCCAAGAGCAGTAGTTGCTTGACCAGATAATCGCATGGCATTCCATTTACCTCTTGCGTGCTTAGTATTCCAATACCAATTTTTATGTGTTTGGTAATATAGATTCAATACATATGGTGACACACCGATGAACTTATATATCATAAATTCCACATCAATCAGATCCATTGTTGTTTGTCTATCTTGTGCTGTGAGATCGTCTTCAACAAACACATGTGGTCTTGGTTGTTTTTTTAAATAGTCATTAATTTCCATCTGTGTCATACCGTCTACATATTTAACCCAGTGTTTCATTATAGATTGCAGTCTTTTCTTAGCTTGTAAAAACACAGGAGAAAATAATGCAGATACGAAGTATGGGCTAGCAGATATGGATCTAGATATTACATCAGTTGCCATTCTACACTGTTTGTGCAGTTTGGTGGTTTGTTCAACCTTCGCATGCACTATAACTTGTTGCAATGTATAACGCAATAGTGTGCGGTCGGAAAATTTCCCCATATCACGCATCAACAGATCTTGGTTGTTATGGTTGGATACCCATTCCATTGAGTCTTCAACCGAAAAGTTGATATCCTGCCACAAGCATTTTTCTCTCTTCATTTTTTCCTTGCACAAGTAATTATTAATAAACATGTTGAACTCCCGCAGTTTGTTAAGTTTGCCTTTGACGTAATACACTACGGAACCTTGTCGATCTGCAATTGAATTGGTCACTTCAAAACACTTCTTTGTCATTGATGGTCGTGCGTTGGCTGGGTACTGCTCCATGACAACTTTCTTACTAATGCCCAACTTGTGTGGCAATTCCCGTGTAAAAATCTTGAATTGATTGTTACGTGGCAATATTACACTGACATCCTGGCATGCAAATGTGTCCCAATATAAGAATGTTTCCACACTTACATCTGATTGCCTACTTGGAAAAATGGGCACTATCTGCGTGTAATTGTCGCCAGTGGGGATTTGTCCTGCCTCAAAACTCATATTGGATTTGGCACTATGATCGCCCAGACTTATAAAGTTGTTTATTAACATTTTTCTCACATCATCCATACCCAAGTTATCATTTTTAACATTGCCACCCCGTAACAACCTATTGCTTGCCGG